CATCTCTAAGTGCCTCATCAATGTACAAATCATTTTTAGTGCGAACAACACTTTCCATTGTAAGTTCATCTCTTTGTAACTTCATCCACTGAATAAAAGTGCCACCTATATTTGTATTAGCATAATCACCTATTTCAATGTATTCATCTGAGTTTCCTGAATCATCGCTATCATCAGATATTGAAATGCGTAGATAACCCTCATTACTACCACCCAACCATTCAATATTTGCATCATCATTGGCAGCACTACCAGGACCAAATCGAATACGATTTAGATTTAATTGGGTAGCATCAATAGTTGCACTAGATGAAATTGTAATTTCATTACTACTTGAATTTCTGGCAATGCTAATATTATCACCTCCAATAAATTTAACTGTATCAATAACTGGAACTGTGGATGATGTGCTTGTTGCCAAGGTAAGATTAGGATTAGCGGTGTCAGTAGAAGTACTCGTTGAGGATCTTGCTTCTAGTAGTAATGATGTACCAAAATTTATTGTTTCGTCATCACCCCTACTTATCGTTAATCCTGAGTAATCTACAGCAGCTAATTGAACTTCAGTATCAGTGCCACTTGATGCATTTAATTTAATCGCTGGATCACTGTTATTAGGAGGAGAACCAGTTTGCACTACAAGTATATCATAAGTTGTATCTGGAATTTGTGTATTAGTGTCTTTGGCACTTATTGTAAATTCTCCATTGGCACTATCAATATCAAGATTGATATTTGACCCAGCTTTTATTTTAACTGGATCTGTTGTAACACTAGATCCTTGGGTTTCAGTGAGAGTTAAAATCGCTTCACCACTTCCAAAAGAACCAGTTCCAGTATCAGTACCTGAAACAGGTAATGTATAATCTTTTTCTTCAATAAATTCTAATCCTGTTCCATCACTTGTTGATCCATTTTTATTAACTCTTACTAACTTATGTGCATGCCCAGTATAATTAGCAGGTGTATCTGTTAATCCTGCAAAGGTATTGTTACTCCCAGATCCTGTGTCAGTATTTGTAAATGTAATTTTACCAGATGTGGTATCTCTTGCGATTGATAAACCAGTTCCAGCAACTAAAATAACATTGTCAGCAGTTGTATCACCCCCACCAGAAACACTTAATGTTATTTTTTCCTCAGTTCCAGTGTCACCATCAGCAGTTCCAAGAGTGTATGTTGTACTACTTATTGTTATCTCATCATCTGCATTTCTTGTGACTTTTGCAGATCCAGAACCTTTTAATTGTATATGAGCATCTGAACCTTGAGATGCATCCAAGAAAAGGAATGGATCATTATTCGGTGTTGAACCACTATCAGGATTAGATCCATCATCTGCTTGTGATGCTTTAATAGAGTAAGTTGTATTAGTTCCAGCACCAGATCCATTTATCTTTATCTCTGTAGTTCCATTTCTTGTTACTGTTACACCACCCTCTCCAATCAATTGAATTGAACCATTCGTAACAGCACTTGTATTATCACTCATAAGAGCAATATTAGGATTTGAGGCAGTTGCTGGACTACCAGTTGCTAATGCATGTAATTCATAAGTACCATCATATTGAATTAAATCAGCACCACTTGTCTGTTTTGATATTGCTAAACCTGTTCCTGCCTTGAATAATACATCATCATCAACACTGTTAGTTCCAGATAATCTTAATTTCTCTGCAGACGCATCATCACCAGCCTCAACACTTATGGAATATTGTGTATTAACATTCGTATCACTACCGCTAATTGTTATTTCATCTCCAGTAGAATTTCTTGCGACAGAAACGGTTCCAGAACCTTTAATTTGAATATGTGAATCTGTACCTGACGATCCATCCAAGAAAAGAAATGGATCATCATCATTTGCTGAAGGACTACCAGGATTAGTTCCATCATCTTTTTGTGTTGCACTAAGTGCGTAAGTAGTGTTAAGAGGAGTTGCAAATTCTAATCCATTACCATCATTATTAGTTGCATCAGGTTTATTAACTCTTACAAATTTATGTGCTTGACCTGTATAATTAGCAGGTGTATCATTTAAATCTGTAAAATCATCAATCGTATTTACAAAATTTAATTTACCTGCACCGTCGCCCCCAGAGTCATTGTCATCATATGTTACAGTAATACCAGTTGTGGTATCAATCATCCCACCCACTATATCTTCTATTTCCTCTTCACTCTTTTGAGTATTGGTACCAGTTATTGTGAGTTGAGTTGCACTATCCCTAGTAATGGTCACAGCACCCGAACCAACTAATTGAACATTATCTGTTGTACCATTTGAACCTTTTAAACTAATAGTTGTGGTGCCATTCGTGACCTCTAAATCATAATTAATTGGTGTGCCTGGAATCCCTTGAATACCTTGATCACCTTTTTGACCTTGATCTCCAGTTCTAGCAAATGTTATGATTATATCTTCATTGTTATCAAATGAACTCGCACTACCTGAAACATGTGCACATGTAACTTTAAAATAACCAGTCGCTTCTTCAATCGCAGATATAGTGAAGAGTGCAAAATCATCTGCTATATTTTTATTTGATATTCTAAAATGTCCTTTGATTGTTGAAGTAGAGTCCGCAATCGTTCTTAGAAATGGTTGAATATCTGTATTTGTATCTCCACCATCTTTATCATCAATGAATAACTTAGTCGCACTTGATACTGTACCTGAACTTAATTTTAATTTTCCATCACCAGGATCTGAGTCATCTGTGGCACTATTAAATTGGTATTGAAAAGTCGCTCCACCAAAATTACCTATTGGTCCTTGTGGTCCAATATCTCCTTTTGTTCCTTTTATACCTGGTTGTCCTTTCTCACCTGGATCTGGTATTCTTTGCCAAGCATATCCATTATATCTCCATGAGATATTTCCCTCTGTGAACACTTGACCAGTGTTTGGTGAATTAGGAAAATCTACTGCCATAAATTATCAATTTTTTATTATTTATTATGATGGTTTGGTGGGGAAGGTTGCGTTTTCTGGGTCTGATTCTGTTGCTGGCAAATCCCTTAAGTTTTGTCGATAAGTTTTCCACTCAGTTTTCTTTGAGTCAGTCAAAGGTGAATCTGTAAACTGTGTCCAATCACTTTCTCTCAATAAAATATCTCTCATATGTCGAAGAGCACCAACATAATCTGTTCCAAAATTTTCTTTTATTGAAGAATAATCAACTTCCATTTATATGTTATTTCTAGATATTTATATTACAGTAAGATATTTGATTGATCATTGCTAGCTAACCATCCAGTTGCAATATATTTTGCCTCATATGGAGGATTTCCTCTATGCAAATGAGTGAAGGAACCAGGAAAAATTAATACTCTACCTGCCTTTGGTTTTATTTTCTTTTTTTGATACAAAAATTCCGTTTCACCACTATCCTCCAAATCATTAAAATATACCGACCAAACTAATGTTCTGTTTGCACACGCAATGTTATTTGACTCTGAGTGCCAATCATGATATCCCTCAGTTGGTTTAGTTTTTTGTAATAAGCAAGTTGTACTATGATAATGAAAATTTTTTAAGAAGGGATACCAATTAAGATATTGTTCTAAACAAACTTTCACTGCACACATAATATGCTCAGATATCATAGGATTAAATGCTGCAATATCTAATTGTGCATCTTTGACACTTGTATTACTTCTTGGAACAACCTGTATTGACTCATCTAGTGTCTTAATTACTAGATTATTAAAATCATCTCTTGTAACCTTGTCCCATACTCCAATAAAATCTTCATTCAAGAAAACCTTTGGTGGATTTATTATTTGATCAAACATTATAAAATAATTATCAATTACATTATATCATGATTTCATAATATAGCAAAGTGCATAATATGGTGGTCTATTTTCATGAGAAGAAGTGCTCCCAGTATTTGATGTTCTACCAACATTTGGTATCTCATTTCTAGCGGTAATATTATAAGTTTCATAAAGGTTTCCTGCTCCTGTACCACTACCTGGATAATTACTTGAAGTTAAATTAGATCCATTTCTCAATTGACCAGCGTTACCTGATCTAAATGCATAGTGATAGTGACTTGGTATTTGTGATTCTGTTAATGTAACAACTTCAGCACCACCAGTATCATTAACATCATAATCACCATCACCATTATGATAACCTACAACAAATCTCCCTCTTAAATCAGGTGTGCCATTTGATCCATCACATAGATACCATCCTGTAG